GAGAAGGTCATTCGATTTGGTGAGCAAGGAGCAAAGACAGCAGGCAAACCTAAGAAGGGTGAGTCTAAGGAGATGACACAAAAGAGAAAGAGCTTTAAGGCACGACACGGAAAGAACATTGCAAAGGGTAAAAGTTCAGCAGCCTATTGGGCTGATAAGGTGAAATGGTAATGCCAGGTCTTTACGAGAACATTCATAAGAAACGTGCTAGGATTGAAGCAGGTAGTGGTGAGCGAATGAGGAAGAAGGGTTCCAAAGGAGCACCCACGGAAGAAGCCTTTGAGAAGGCAGCTAAGACAAGAAAGAAGAGGAGCAAAAAGTAATGTTCAAAGTGTGCAAAGGGTGCCCTAGTCCAGCTAAGTGTAAGAAGGCAGGGAAGTGCTTTAAGAAGGCTACTCAGGAGAAGGTGAAAGGTTACAAATAGTCGGCACTTATTGATAACTGACGAAAGAATGTAACACAAAAACAAGGGGGGCACTAAAGCCCCCTTTGTCTATTTTAGCCCAAAACACCCCAGTAAAAATGCGGCTTCCAAGGCACTATGCCAGGGGGGTCGCTACTACCCTACAGACCCCCCTTATGTCACTTTTACAGTGGATCTTTGATAAACTCTATCTCACAGGCATTACCCACACAGGCTAGAGTTTGCGCCCCTTCGGTATTGTCGGACATCTCTTGGATGTTCCAATCAATCTCTTTGGGCATTGTCTCTACACCAACCAAGTAAACCTCCTCAGTGATCTCCTCATAGGGAGCCTGTTGGTAGGTGTGCTCTGAGAAGGGCAGGAAGCTAATTCCTGATACTTCATCAAAGTTGTTGTAGATCCATTGTCCTACCTCCAGGAACTCACTGTCCTTGTAGTACACCGTCTGTGACACCTTGTGTTCACACCAATAGTTCTGGTACAGACTGTTCAGCTTCAACTGATCCATAGCGGACTGCTTAGAAGCCATTACAGAGCCCTCTGGAGCCTTTTGGTAGAAGGTGAATACCTTGGTAGTGGGTGAGGTCACATCAGTCTCCACAGGCACCCCAGCGGCTTCCAGAGTGGCACACAGGGGGTCTCTGGAGTCTGCTCTTACCCGACGTATGTAATAAGGACTATAACGACCATGAATACCACTGGAGGAATTAACCAACTGGGATACTGTACCGGAAGGCTTAACGCAAGTAATAGCTGTGCTTTGATTGACTCCCAGCTTGGCAGCCCATTCTTTATTAGTTTCAATTGCAATCTCCTTCATGGCAGTAAGCCATTTTCCAAGATCCTTAGAATTGGGATTACCCAACAACCAGTGATCCATGATACCAGTCAAGGACACTCCAAGCAAACACTCTTCCTTGGTGTTAGCAGCCCAGACATTCCGTAGGTAACGGAAGTCAGTCAAGGTGGACTGAAGGGTTCCAAGGATTGTAGCTACACGCACCTTGCTCTTTAGATCCTCCAAGGTGTCATTAGGTCTAACCACAACCTCACTCAGGTTACAGAACTGGTTAGGACGTAGAATGATCTCAGAGCAAGGATTAGTACCAAACTCAAAGTTAGTTTCCCTACGACCATTCCTGGCTGCCTGCTTCTGAGAGGCTACCCTTGAGAAGATCCCTCGTTCACCACTACGGGATTCATACAGTGCAGACCACTCAGACAGGAATTGATCGAACTCAGGCTTCTCTGTGTAGCAAGCACTGTTGTTTGACAAACCACGCTGGGGCTGGTCTACCCACCACTGACCATGCTTTGCACGCCGTAGGCGATCATCACTCAGGTTACTCAGGCTAATCAGGGCTGACCTACGGACTCCACCAACGACAACAATTTGGGCAATCTTGCAGCAGAGGTCATGGCATTCAAGGCTTGTAAGTTTTCTTCCAGCTGCTCCCTTAAAGAGGTCAACTGAGAACCTGAATAGGTTGACAAGAGGTTCTGGACCGGAAGCCCTACCTCCGAAAGTTCTAAGAGGGGCCCCAGCAGGACGCACTCGACTAACGTCCCACTTGGGTACTTGACCTGAATAGAGCAACGATACAAGTTCTCGGAAGGCTTTTGCCCAACCAATCTTTGAATCCGATACGTGAATGATGGTGTCTGTGTCATAGAAGTCTTCTGCTACTTCAGGTAACTTAGCAATGTATTGTCTTTCAACACTAAAGCCCACACCAGTTCCACACATGAGAATGTACATCATCTCATCAAAGGCTCTGGGGCTGTCTACGGCAATGTAACTACAATTGAACCCTGCTACGTTGTCTCGATCCAGTGCTTCCCCTGCTGTCATCAGTGCCCGCATGGAGGGCATGACTTGCATATCATAGATGGAAGTCCAAAGCAAGGTTTCTGTTTCTTCATCAATCAAGCCTTTCTCAACCCAATAGTGGGTGTACCGAGAGACAGTTTCTCCCCAGTGTTCCCTTCGGTTCTCATTAGGTAGATATCTGGCGTACCTAGATTTATGAATGTACTGTTGGTATAGATCCATCAAAGGTCCTCCTCTTCCTGTGTCCCCATAGCCATTGCAAATTGAATGTTGAACTTATGTGCCTCAAGGGCACCAAGGACTTCTATTGGGCTAAGTACGGGGTAACAGACAGTGTGTAGTTCCCCTTGATATTCAATGAAGGCTAAAAAAGAGTCAGGGACTTTATCTTTGATTGAGATTTTATCAAAGATCTCCTGAACGGTCTTTTCAACTTCTTCCTCTTTGTCCTTCTTGCCAAAGCCACCTTGAATGACGTGCATTAGCGATCACCTCTACCTTGAATAGTTCCGTCTTCCAGGCGCTTCTTAAGTTTCTCTACATTAGCTTTAGCTACTTTCTCAAAGTCAATTTGCATATCATCCAAGATCATGGCAAGGTTCCAAAGGACATCCCCTGCTTCACTAATGACCTTTGCACGGTCTACACTGACGGCATCACCCCTCAGAATGGGCTTGATGAACAGGTCAGCTAGTTCCGCTGCTTCCACCATGAGAGAACAAACGGGATACATTCTGTCTTCATAAAGCGCAGTACGAGAAGCAAGACGTTGATACAGATTAAAGTCAATGTACTTTTCCTCTTTATTTTCCATGCACTATGTACTCCTCAATGAGTTTTTCCAAGTACCATTTAGCCTTCTTAAGATCCTCTAGACCATTCTTGTACTTGTATCTGTGTATATATTTTAACACAGAACCCTCATAATAACTGCATATATTTGCACCCAATTGCTGCCTGATGTACTCAATGGCTTCAATTGATCCTTGGTTATAGTGCTTTGGCTTTGCAACTGCATCCCATTCAGCAGGTGTAGCATTATCAATACTGTTTTTCATAAAGAATGTCTCCCAATCACAGTCTTGCCGACTTCTTTCTCTTCTTCTTTGAAGCATTGTCAACATAAGCAAGGAACTCATCTAGTTGTGATAGTGTAAAGTATCTAAACCCTTCCTTCTCACACCACTTGCCCATAGTAATGTCAGAACCTTTGCGTACTTTCTTCCTTGGATCAGAGAGAATAAATATCAATTCATTGTACTTATTGATACTGTCCCTAATGGCTTTGTACTTTTGAGTGTCACCAGTCCTAAAGAACCCCTTACACTCCACAATGATCCCACTGTCCGAGTGTACAAAGTCAGGTTTGTATTCCCTATGAACCACATAGGGCAACATGAATGGTTCAAACTTGAATTCCCATCCAGTCACCCCTTGTGCAAAGTCCCTCTCAAGACCACTCCTGTACCCGCTACTGGATCTCGGCATAGGGAATCTCTGGAACCTTGGGTTCATTAACTACCTTGGTGAAGAACTTTGGACCTGTGGAGTACACAAACCCTCGTAGACCCTGCCAGCAGACCTTCTTAAAGTGACAGTAGGAGCAGGTAGCCGTCAGTACCATGTTGCCACTCTTGCCGTCTGGCACAGGCTCTGCACAGGGCTTCTCAGGTGATTCATTCTTGTTCACCACCTGCCACACATGCTTCACTCGATCCTCGATGGAGTAGCTAATCTTCTCGTGTACTGGAGCCTGAGTGTCCTCTTCATCGTACATGAGATAAGTCAGGTGTCCATTCTGCTTGTCCATTGCAAGCCAGCCGTACTTTGTCTCACCCTCAGAGTGAGCATAAGCCTTGATCTGTCCCACATAGGCAAATGGATCATCATAAGCCAGAGATCCATCCTTGAACTTCTTAAAGCCATAGGTACTAGTGGACTTGATGTCAGTCACAATCCCATCAATCTTACAGTCCATAGACCCTTTGACTTCGGCTACCTCACAGGGGTGCTGCTCATGTGTCACCTTATGTCCTGACATCTTAACCAAGAACAGCAGCATCTCCTCGATGATGTGACCATAGAGGAACTTGATGAGGTTCTCTGGGCGGTACTTCTGTCGTGCTTTACTGTGATAGTGATTCCATAAATAACGGTCGTCCCTTCCGATATTTGAGAGCCTCAGCTTGCGTGAATCAAAACTCTTGCTAAGGAACTCCTTACGCATGAGATCCTTGACTGCCTCACCAAAGGCATCAATCTCTTTCTCAACATCAACCCCCTCTGGTGCCCTCTTGGAGAGAACAACAGAGTAAATATCATCTACTAATGTATGAATCATAGAATTGCCCCTACGTTGCTACGATGCTTGACAAAGCGCATCTTTCGTGTTCTAGGGTTAAATACTAGTATCTGAACTCCAAGCATCTCCTGAGCAAAGGTTCTCTTGAAACCCCATTTCAATTCACTCTTCTTGCTCTTGATGTCAAATAGCCAAACCTTGCCATTCTTGATTGCCACAATGTCCACTGGACCTGTTGATCCAGAGTTTTTATAAACCTCAAAGCCATTGTCCCAAAGCCAGGTTACTGCGTAAAACTCAGCTAGATCACCTATTCTGCTTGTGTTTTTGTTCAATGTGTTTCGCTCCAATTGTTTCCAATGTGGTACTCACCAGCCAAAGGACAGTTGAGCTTGAAGTGAAGCCCTGCTGCTTGGATGGATTGTACTGCCAAGATCCCAAAGGATCTGGCTTGCTCTTCCTTGACTTCACTTTGTATTTCATCATGGATGTTACCTACAAACTTAAAGTCAAGACCCCACATATTAGCATACTCATGGAGGATACACAGTGCTTTTTTCATCACAATTGCACCTGCACTTTGGAGCAGTGTGTTCAATGCAGCATGTTCTGATCGGACATAAACCTTCCTCCCATCAACACCAAATAAAAAACCTCTGTGGCTTTTAATGGACACTTGTTCCTTAAGGGCTGCCAAAGCAGGCACGTTACTTAGAAATTTCTCCTTCAGCCTCTTTCCCTCTCGGGAATCTTTACCCACAATGGACCCTATTTTGGCGTCTCCTGCCCCGTACAGGAAAGCGTAGATAAAGGTTTTTGCTTGGTTCCTGGTCTCCAGTCCTGCTGCTAACTGGTTCTTTGTATGTACATCACCCGTCAGGATCTCCTTGGTGTACTCAGGATCATTCATGTAGTGTGCAAGCATTCTCAGCTCAAGCCCACTGGCGTCTACACCCACCAGCTTGTACCCCTTTGGTACCACCCAGCAGGCTCTACAGTCAGTCCCATAGGGCTTCCCATTGGCTGTCACCTGCGCCATGTTGGGGTTGCTGTGTGTCATCCTTCCTGTAACTGCACCATTGGTCCTGACTTCCCCGTGGACTCTACTGTCCTTGTCAGCCAGCTCCACCCAAGACTCCACCATAGCAATTCTTTTCTGTACCATCAGGTACTCTGCTATGAGTTGAGCTTGGGGAATAGAGACACCTTCTAGGACAGTCTCATCCACCTTGGGTTGCCCTGTCTCAGTGAACTCCTTGGGCTTCCATCCAAACCATTGAAGGTATCTTCCAATCTGCTGCCGCGAGCCTAGATTGAATGGTGACCAGCTTATCCTGCTGAATGGTCCTGCCACCTGTTTCCATTGGTCTTCACCAAAGAACTTAAGACCCACTGAGGATAACTCCCCATTGAGTTTGTACTTTGGTGTTACTTCTTTTTCAAAGACAGGTAGAGGTTTGAATACTGAGAGAACA